CAGTCTGATCGTGGGCGATCGAGGTGTTTTGTGGGTTAGAAAGAGATCGGGGGGTCGGTGGTGTCGGTGCGCTCACAAAAAAACGCCCACCTTTACTTAAATTACATCTACGACAAGATGCAACTAAATTATCATCACTATCATTACCACCAAGCCTTCTAGGAATTACATGATCAACTGTTGTAGCTTCTTGATTACAGTATTGGCAAATGAATTGATCACGCCTTAACACACGACTGCGAATCTGTCGCCACCGATGGGTTGAACCAGTAGATCGCAATGCTGACTTACTCATCAGTAATATCCTTTACGATTATGAAAATCGAGTGCCTTGCAAGCTGTGTCATGTCTATGCTTAATATAGCGTAAGCCTATGTCTATTTGCTTGAATCCATTGCGCTCTTTCATACCTAAAATCTGTGGTATCCCATAAGCTGTAGATCTAGGATTATCAGCTGTTGGCGACCATCTACTTTCTCTATGCCATAACTCCTCAATACAATAAAACTCATCAACATCATTTAATTCAATAAATGCATATTGCTTGTAATGTTGTATTTTGTAATTAGCTGCTTGAGATTGATCTATTTCAAAGCAAAAGGTTTGTGTTACAAACAGAGCGATCCCGACTAGCATGCACCTCGCGAGCGATGCCTTCGGGCTCGCGTTTTTGCCTTTGAGGCAAATGCGACTAGAGCATACCGGCTCTGTCAAATCAGGATAACAAAACCGCAGGTCAGACGGCGTGTCGATGGTATTGGCAACCATAGTCATATTCATCCTCCATCCAAGTTTCATCATAACCAGCATCCATTATTTACTCCTAACTAAAGCACAAGTATGGCATTCTTGGTCAGCAAATTGCCAAGCACCACAGCTTGTGCACCTTTGAACTGTTTCTTGTGTGTCTGTTGCTTCTGCTAAATTCTTTGTGCCAACAGCGCAGCAATTAAGACATTGAAATACTCTAAATCCTGTAGCAGTTTGATATTGGTCAAGCCATATAAACTCAGTCGTGGCTGAGCAAAAGTTACATCTAAATTTGACCATTATGGTAATATCCTTATTGCCTACAATGGCAAATAGCACATACCAAATACTGACCATCATGCAATAATCTGTCGTCATTACAGCTTACGCATCGATCAATAGTCGGCTCAATCGTTACCTTGTCGTTTTCCAGTCGGGCAAGGTAATGACTGCCATCTACAATTTCAACATATCCCATTATTCCTCCTCTCTAAAGAACCAACTGCCATTGCCAGCTGTGACTGCCCATTTAGCATCACATTGCTCACCTTTTGGTGCGCTGCAAACATAGCCATAATACGGCTTACCACTTTTGGCAGTTCCTTCTTTTAATATCATCAAGCCATGTGAGCATTCTTGTTGTTTAGGTTTGGTCGATAAGGCTTCGGCAACATCACCGATAGACCAAGTTGTCGGTTCGCTTGTTGACTTACCATCATCCGCAAATGACTTTCGCAGTGCCATTTCAATAACCTTCGAATTACCACTTTTGCCATATATGTTTTTAACTGGTGCATCATCAACCTTTCTCATGTCGTCTTTCGTTGCTGTTTTGTCTGAACCTTTTAGTAATATAATTGCTCTACCCAATGCGCTTGTAGCTGTATCCTCAACATAAAACTTTCTCATGTTTTGGATATAAGTATCGCGTGAGCCAAATGCAATGTTGCTTACTGCTGGTGATTGGTCATTGCTATCTCGCCACAATGTCGCTTGCACCAATATGTAGCCTTTATCCGGATCAGCACTAATTACAGATATATCGGATCTAAAATTTGGGTAATTTGAAATCAGCCATTTGTTAAGAGTTGCCACATCCTCATATTCACTCAGGTTGAATGCCATCATTTACTCCAAACTCTTTGTCGTAGTTGTCATACAGCTCTTGGTAGATGACTGCGTAACCAATAATGTCTTTAACACTATCTTTGTGATTTGGAGTTTCTGATAATCGGCTGACTTTAACGAGCAGTTGCATAAGGCTGACCTGCATTGGCGATATGTAACTTCCATAATAAGCTGACCACAACTCGCTGATCCGTTCGTGATTGCTTTGACTGCTTCCGTAAACAGATCCTCGGGCAGACAAGATTGCTGCGCATTCATCTAATAACTCAGTTCTGCTTGTCATAGTCAAACACCGATTCAGATTTTAACTTGCGGATTTTCTCGTAGTGTTCATTGGCTGCTCGCCATCCAGCTGATCTACCTGACCAATAACCACGATCAAAGGATTGCTCCATTATCTTGACTACAGCTGCCCAGCCTATAAATATCCCCAAAATGCAATACAGAAATATCCACATTGTTGATGTTTCTATCATGTCGCTCCCAACATATCCACAGTCGGTCTGTGGTATGCATAAAGTATGACCTAAATCAAGGACATTGGAAGGATATTTGGGGTCTTTTGTATAACGAATTGGTAACGATTTAAGAGTATGTGCGCCTATTATAAGTAAATGATCCGTCTTGATTGACTGGTATCAGCTCTACTTGATGACCTTTTTTGCCAAATTGCATCACCACAAATCCCATATTCCAGTCTGCTGAGTTATATTTTAGATACCCAGCCTGCTTCATATCCATCAAGTGTCCTGCCTCAATGCCCCAAATCGTTGAATAACGCCCGTTTAAGCCAGTTGTATGCCTAACTGCGCCTTGCCTATGGGAATGCCCACACAAAACGCTAGAATGCCACTTTTTACTAAGATTTAAGGCAGTTATGCCGGCATGCTTAGACATGTTGCCTTCATCGCCATGCGCCAAATAAAATCCACGCTCAAACTCATAAGCCTTGCGGTGGTATCGAATACCTAAATTGGCAAAATCCATAAACTTGTCATAAGCCAACTCAGGCAATCCCAGTAATGATGGTGCGCCTTTGAGCAATGTTGTGTATAAGCGATCTGTGTGGTTGCTGCGAATAATGTCGGTTGTGCCAAGATCGTAAAGTATCTCTTGAGCTAGTGATCGTTCCTCATCTAGCGTTTCTGCAAACTCTAATTTTGTGCCTTTAGCCCATCTTGATTGACTGCCCATGTCCATCTCATCACCGCAATTTAGAACAAAGTCAAACTTTTCTTTTTTGCGCATGGCAATTAAATTCTTTGTTGCCTTGTAATGGTTTAGCGGAATTTGTAAATCTGGAACTACTAGATACCTGCGATTAGGTTTAGTCGTCATCCTCATCCGGATCAATGCGTGGAATTATCGCATCGGGTTGTGTATTGGCAATCCAGTCAGGTAATGCGTTTGGTTCTTGCATTATCCAAAATGCCATCTCATTACTAAATCCTGCTCGTTTTGCAGCTGTAAATGCTTCATGCAGAGTAATAAAATGCGTGTCCATTTTGGTTAGCTCACGGGTTTGGCGAACTACGCGACGATTGATCTTTTTGCGTTTGATAGGTTTTCGTGTGTTCGCCATAATATAATTTTACTTGCTGTTTTCCAAAAACCGCATCATTTCTTCTTGCCGCGTTTCTATGCGTGCAAGTCTGTCAGCAAGACTAGATCCTGCATTTGGTGTTAATGTCCAAAGCCATCCTTTAATAAGATAACGCAGACCCCCAAAGAAACCTAGCAATATGGCGGTAACGCCAGCGCATAATCCAACCCATTCGTTCGGTGTCATTTCGCATTAACGCCATAATCATGCTCAGCACCGGATGTTGGATCAATTGCCTTAGCCAATGGTGCAATCAATGAGCCAAGCAATACTGCATACTCTGGTCTAATATCAGCTGCAATTGCTAAAAGCACAGTTATGCCTGATGCTGCCACAGCTCTTAAATATGACTTAATTGCTGCCTTGTGTTTGTTAGATAGTTTCATTGTGCTCCTATGGTCGTGCCACAGCCATTACTAATGAGTAACTTCTACGTTTTAGATAAACGCCATCACCATTAGATTGACTGCCGCTTTTGTCTGCTGATGTATTGCCTTCAATAACCTGTAAATACTTTAATGCTGTGTTGTTGTATTTGATTATGCCAACATGATCAGGCTCGGCATCTGTGTCAAATTGGAAAAATGCAATATCGCCAGCTTTAGCCTGACCAACTGGCACAAGTTTATTTTTGGCTGCAAACCAAATAAGTCCAGCATTACAACTTGCAAATCCTTTACCTGATTGCGCTGATACTTTTGCACCAAGTCCGGCTTTGTCGTAACACCAAGACACAAACATGGCACACCAAGGTTTATTGTTTAAGCCATACCATTTACCATATTTGCTGTCATTGTTAGCAAACTCAATTGTGCCTATTTCAGCTTTAGCAACTTCAACAACACTTGGCATAATTAGCCAAGTAACAATTTGGCTTCATCGGCTGTGATGCCTAATCTTTCTAACAATGCTTGGCGTGTGGCTGCCTTCGCTTCGGCTTCGGCTTTTCTTGCTGCTCGTGCTGCTTGGTCTGCTTCATACGCTGCAAACTCAGCATTAGTCATTTCTCTTTCAATAATTTCATCAGTTGTAACATTATGTATTTTGATTGTTGGTTTAGTCATTATTTCACTCCATATAAATACAATGTGCCAGATGTTATGCTGCCACTTTCTGGGAAAAATGCAAAAGAAGAAATTGCACTTGTTTGATTGTAGAAACCTGCTCTAAAACTGATATTGAAATTAGTAGCAGTTGTTTCATTGTTTGTTGTTCCACTAGCATAAAAAACTTTTGCGGTTGTAGTATTTGCATAATCAGGAAATACGACCTGTATGTTGCCGAATGTTGTAGTCGTATTATTTGCATCTGCAAACATTTGTATGTAGGTTGCATCAGGCGTTTGTGCCGTTGCAGTATCCCAACTAGAAAGTGCTTTATGCCTATTGGCGGTGCCATCTTGATTAAAACGAATATCCAGATAATTACTGCTAGCACTACTTGGTCTGTAATTTTCAATAATCATCAATAAATTTTTATAAGTTGAAGGTATGCTTGTAATAGTAAATCCGGCACCACTGCTAGTCATATTAGTTGTGCTAATTAAAGTGATACCACCGCTTGAAGCAGTTGCCCAACTTGGAACTCCAGATGCAACTGTGAGCACCTGTCCTGTGCTTCCAATGCCAAGTCTAGTGTTGACATTTGATGTAGATGAACGATAAGCAATATCGCCAAGAGTTGTTTCTGGATTTAAGTTTTTTGTTGTTGTATCAACGGATGTGCCAAGTGTGCGAATAGCTGATGCGCCATCTTTGACTAACGCGGTGTCATCCGGTGTAGTCCAGCCGTAATTGGTAGTGGTTGCCATGTTATCCTTTATCTCAGGCTACGATTGTAGCGTATTCCCATGTCAATGTTGGATCTATTGTCTGCCATGTTTCTGTTATTGGTGTGGTATTCCAACGCATCGCCACCTGACTAAATGCCACAGGCGACAAATTGATGGTCAGGAATAACTCGTTAAATCTAGTGCTCCATGACCAACCTTCAACATATCCTTCAAACTCACCATTTGAGATTTGCTCAGGTAAGTTTTGTATATTCAAAGGTTGCCCCATAAACACGCCAAGCAAATTATCCCGATCACTATTGTCAATCTCTGGATTTGTTATTGGGAAGGTTATGCTCTGGAATGCTGGCAATGGGTAGGCACGCTGGGCAATATAGCGATCTGCCACAGCTTGAGCATCCACAGCTGAGTGGATAACTGAGTTGATGCTTTCGGCTTTGTAGCCATATAAAGCAATTGATGCAGCTGATGTTGCAGTTTTTTGTGAACCAAAATTGTTGCCATAATTGATAGCAATATCATTGCGAATATCACCTGACCTAGTAATTGTGCTAAGTCCTTGACCTAATGCATGGTTGGCATCAAGATCAACATAACCGTATGTAAGCAAATAATTCTGTCTATGATCCGCGTCGGCATATCCGATATTGCCTTCATTATCCTCGTATAAATATCCAAATGCTGAGTTAGCAATAAGGCTTGCAATGTTGTAAATCGTGTCTGTTTCGGCTGCTCTGTTTTCCATTGTGTAAAGACCCGGAGTATCAATTTCGCCAAGTCCAAGATTTAACGCATTAGCCCATGTTTCAGTTGCATCATAAGTTGCCCATGTAGAAGCTGCTGGCACATCATTCCAAGTGCCGAGCAATACGCTAGACAATAAATCATAAATCTGATTGCCATCCTCATCTTGTGAGATTGTGCCGGCATATAATTCTTTTGCTAACTTAACAAGTGATCCCATTGCAAGAACTGTGTATTCGACAACTGTTGCATTTGACCCAGTTGCGCCAACTGCGACTGTAATGTCTGTTATATCACCGCCAAATAAATTTACATAAGCAGCCGAACTGTCTTTGACTTGCAGACTTAAACTGTCGTTAATGTCAAATGGCAAGGTTTGACCAGATAATGCAACAAAAGTAATTGACAAGTAAGAAGGATTTGGCTGTTGGTAAATATCATCACGACCAGCTTGATGCGCAATATCGCTTATTGCAATGTCGGTGTAATCAACACCTGCAACTGTAAGTTTCCAATCGGGTGACCAAGCAGTCATTATCTATCGCGCAATGCCGTTTGTGATATGGATGGTGTTGATCTTGCTGCGCTGGTGTTCAAAACCTTTGCCACAGCTCTTGCAGCACCTTCACCATCAATAGCATTAACTGTGATATTAACTGGGTTGCCTGAGCCATAAGTAAAGTTTGATCCGCCTTTAGGAACTGCTGGTAATGATGATCTACCTGCTGATGGTGCTGGATTAGGCAATGCACCAATGTTTACTCCGGGAATTATATTAACTACGCGGATCAATTCATTTGCTAGTGATACAACCAAGCCAATTGCTTCTCTTAAAAATGTGATAAATCCTTGAATGATACCGACAATGCTTGCAATGGTTTTGCCAAAACTTTCTGCACCGCGTTGTGTTTCTGATAATGCTGCGCTCAATCCTGCATCACCTGTAAGTCCTGCAATAAATCCGTTAAGTGCTGGAACTCCAACATCATTGATAAATGTAATAAACTTTTCTACCTGTGGCAGTAATGCAGTTCCTAAACTTTCCTTAGCCTCATCAAATCCAACCTTTAACCGATCAATTTTGCCTTGAAATGTTTCTGCATTTGCACTAGCTGCGCCACCATAAAGATCAGATAGTTTTTGTTGTATCTCTGTAAATGACATTGTTTTAAGTTCAGCAGCTGATAAACCAAGTCCTAATCTGCCAAGTGCTGTTGATTGTCCGTCATGGGCGCGACCTAATGCGTTGGCAACAGTTTCTAAATCAATGCCTTTACCTTTACTTATATCTAATGCCAGTCCTAATAAATTCTGTGCTTCGCTAGTGTCTTTTGTTGATAGTGCCAAGCGTTGCATTGCCGGTCTAAGTTGATCATCGGCAACACCTGTCGCAAGTGATGTTTTTAGGATCATGTCCTCAGTTGCTTTTATTTGGGCATCAGTAGCACCTGTGGCAGCCTTTAATGCATTGGCTAACCTAAGTTGTGCAGCTTCATCTTCTATGGCTGCTTTGACCCCATCTACGGCTAATTTAGTGCCATAGGCAACGGCAGCAGCAGCAGCAACCGCAAATGCAGCAGCAGCCTTTTTGCCAAATGCTGCAATCTTTTCGCTGTTACTTTCAACCGCGCCATCGGCTTGATCTAACTTCTTTTTTAAGTCATCAATATCGGCAAGGATTTTAAGCGATAGCGTTCTTGTATCTCTTGCCATTATGCCCACTTATCCAAAATGCGGTTATATGCCGCTTCCCATTTGTTAATCAATTCAGGCTGAATTCTGCGAAGCGTTGGGTAGATAAACCAACCACGCGAACCTCTGCCTTGCCTTCCGCTATATGAAGGAAACTGTTTGAACTTATTAGATCCAAACTCAACAGCACCCCATAATGATTGCGTTGTAGCCCCACCTGAAAACTTTTGTCGTGCGAAACCATATTTGAACTCACCGATTTTGCTTGACTTGGAAATGCTAACGCCATCTGCAACTCTTTGCGCAACCGCGCCTGCTTTTGTTCTGCCTCTAGCTGCTGTTTTAATTTCCTCAGCTGCGTAAGTCGCCAGAGCAGCAGATTGTATTCTTGCTTCCTCTGTGGCTTGCTCATCCATGACTTTGAAAGCTTTAAGAATATCGCGAATATCATTGCGATTGTAAGCAATGGTTTCATTTGCCATACCTCGCCTCCAATACTTCTATCGCTGTCAAAATGTCGTCTGCATCAACCCATTCACTCATTGGTATTTTAGTTGCAATTGCCAACTCAACCAATAATCTGCTTAGGCTTCCTGCTGCGTGGCTTTTGGGTTTGCATCACCGACTATTACATCGCTGACTGTTTCCATCCAAACATCAAATGGTTTGACTGGTTTTCCGGCATTTTCTCGCTTGTATGCGTTGTATGCCAAAAACATAAGATCCCACATGCCAAGTTTTTCTTTGGCTTGTCCAATCGTATGACCAGTTTGTTTTTCCCATTTTGCCCACTCAGGCGGTTGGGCAATGTATGTTGCTTGCTCGCCTGAGCTGTATTCAATTGTAATTGGTAATTTCATTGTTTGCTCCCGTTTTTATTTTTTAGGTGAATGTTTCGGTTACTGCGCCACCTGTAACTAGAAATTCATAAGTAACTGTTTGTGCATCCATTCCTGATCCACCAACTGTTGGGTAACTTGGCTTAATTGGAAATGAAAATGATGCGCCTGTTGCACTCACTAATGTAATTGTGATGTCTGTATCTGGTGCGTTATCGCATGCAGTCCATAATGCTTCACAGACTGATGATGTTTTGCCCCAATCGGCTAACATTTCAAGTGCAAATGTAGCTGAAACATTTGTGGTTTTGTAAGCCTCGCCATCAAGTGTTTGATAGGTCTGTCGCTCTAAAACCTTTGTTAAGATTGCGCTAGTCGCTTGTGCTTCGATGTCTGTTCCACCTGTGAAAGACAACGAAATATCGCGACCGGTAATTACTGTGGTTGCCATGATTTCTCCTTATGCGGTTTGTGTGTAGTAGGTAGAAACTCGAACATCTGCAATTAGCAGCGTGCTTGCTCCAACTTGTGTAACAGTAGGTCTTTCTACTGAACTGACAACATATCCGGTTGGGATAACTGCCAGAACGCTCATTATTAGTTGCTCGATATTATCCAATGATGCTGGATTGCTATTGTAAGCAACGGCAACTGAGATTGTAAAATTGATCTTTGTGTGAATAGTAGATTTGTTAATTGTTTCTAATTCTAGGTATGGGCTATCAGGCACAACAACTACAGCTGGTGGTATTACTGTTTCAGGCACAAACGAATACACATTGCCAGCAACACCGGCTAAAGCGGTTGCTAATGGTGTGCGAATACTTGAAAGAATTGTTGATGCTGGCATTTATTGACACATGCTTTCAGGATCAATGTATGAACCAAGCAAGCCAACGCATTTGTTAAATAATGATCTGCCCATGCGGAAAGGTGTTGCAGTAAAATCTACGCCTTCAATCTGACCGCCACCGGCTAATCTTGCCTGAAATACCTCTACTGATACTGTGTAGATTGCGCTTTCGACTGCTGCGTTTCCGACATAAGTTGTTGCATTTGATAAGGTAGCAGTTCCGGATGGGATGACATTAGCTTCCAATACATCGGCATTTGTGATCGATGCTGTAAAGGTAGTATCTGTAAGATCGCCAGCCAATACTGTGCGAGTTCCGTTGTATGGGCTAAGGCATCCGGCAATGACAACTGATTGTCCTTCAGTAAATTCATGTGTTCCCAATGTTGTAAATGTTGCCACATTATTCGTTAAAGATGTTTGCTGCACAAAACTTTTGTATTGTGCAAGCATTGGCAAGACAACTGTTTCAGCTGTATTTATTATTTGATTTAGATAAGTGTCGTCATACAAGGCAGATGACACACCAAGCACAGATCGCAACTGTGATGCTGTAATTATGGTTGGCATGTCATCTCCTTTAAGGCTCCCATGAGCAACTGCCTGTGGTCGGGAGCAACCACAGGCATGACCATTATTAGGTTAGGTTGTAGCGTCTAACTCCACCGGCAACAATAACTCCAGTTGCTAGGTATCCATAGAGCATTACTTCAATCTCTCCTGAAACCACAGCATTAGTTGTAAGTTGTAGTGTTGGGCTTTCGTAAATTGCAACAGATGATGGAACTACAATGAATGCGCTCTCATCAATAGTTGTAGAAACTGCCTTGTTAGAAACATACAGATCAAGACCCATAACATTACCACGCAATGATTGTGATGATGCTGAACCTGCTGCATTTTGTGGTTGAGAAGCAGAAAAAATTGGGCGACCAGTAGTATCTTGCGCTCCAATTAACAGACCCCATTGTGATGTTCCAGCAATGTAGCGTGTTGCTAACTCACCAGTTGCAAGGTATGCAGCTGGTGTTTCTGTCTTAACATAAGCAATCAATCCATCTACAGTTGCAGCTTGTGTGCTTGCTTGTGTTCCGCCAGAGGTGAGAGCTGCAATTACAGCAGCCTCAGTTGCACCTGCGTATGACCTACGAAGGTTCTCAAGCATTGCATCATAAAAACTTGGATCTGCTCGGTCTGCAATTTCTACGCTGTATCTTTGTAATCCAGCATATTTGTTCACAGTTAAATCTACATAACTTGAAACAATTCCTGTTTCTGATGGTGCGCCACCTTCAGCTGTGCTTGCGACACTAGAATTTGTGGTGATTTTAGGCACGCTTACCTGCATACCTGCATTTGGCAGTCTTCTTGATCCTATAGCATCAATTGCAGCGCGAGTTCCAATTGATGTATCAACTACTGTTGAAACATATTGAATTGGCTTAAATGCACTATTAGTTGAGAAGCTATCATCGGCTGCTGTTAAAACCTTTTTGGCTTCATCTTTTGCCATTGCAACATATTGTGCGCTATCGCTGTTGCCCAATGATGCTTTGATTGAGTGCTCTAAGAAACGAGCTTGTGAATTGATTGGTGAGCGTGGCTTTGTGTAAGCAACTGGTTGTGTTGCTTGAATTGCCACAGGCTCAGATTTTGTAGCTTCTACCGCTTCGGTCGCGATAGGAGCTGTTTGTGTATCTGACACAATATCCTCCTGTGTTTTTGTTTGCTCCTCAGCGGTTGCTTCGGAATTCTCTGGTGTTTCACTAGCTGCAACATCTGCAACTCTTGCGCTGTCAATTGCTGGATCAGCAACTAAACTAACTTCAACTAATTTTGATGCTTTAACACGCATAACGCCTTTACTTGCATCCCAATCATCTACAACAACCCCAACGCTAAATCCATCGCGTAATCCTTCGGCTGCTTCTAATAAACTGTCATCGCCAGCAATTGTTCCGGCTATTTTGAAGGTTGCCTCAATACCTTTGTCATCAGCTGTAATATCAATCATTTTGCCAATTGGTCGTGTGCGATCATGCTCTAATAACAATTTAATTGGTTTGCTGAAATCAATGCTGTCTTTTTCAAATACTGTTGCGCCGGCACTTGTTATGCCTTTTTCATCCCATGACACAATTGTGCCTGATATTGTGCGCTTGCGATTATCGGCTGCTGTTAGTGTTATTGGGAAATTGATCTTTAATGTTTTACTCATCGGATCAAATCCTCCTCCTCTTGTATTTGCTCAACGCTCATTGCGCCAATGCGGTTTAGGATTTCATAAACTTGCGCACGCTCTAATGCAGATCCACGCAAGAAATCGTCAATATCAAATCTGACCTCAACACCATTCGGCACAAAATCAGCCATTGATAATCTTTGTTCAATAGGAGTTAATACATTTCTTAAACTAAAATCGATCAATGCCTTGCGCTCCATAACAGTTGTGCTATAAGTCATGCTAGTTGTTTCGGCAGACAAGAAACTTGCTGGTATGCCTGTTGCGCGTGCCAATTCTAAACTGACATACATTCTAGCTTCATTTAATTGTAATTTAGAAGGATCAAAACCAAGTGCAGTCAATTCAACATCAGCATTCAAAAATGCAGTTGATCTAGTTGCTCGACTTGCTTTCCAACTTTCAAGTAATCTAGTGATGCGCTCTGGCGTTAAATTAGTGCCGTTAGATTTTAACACCATTGTTGGAACAGGTTCTTTTGCATACAATTCAGCTGCTTTTTCTAATTCTTGTGCAGCTCTTATTGTGCGACCGGCACGATTTAATACGCCTTCATCTAATCCGCTAAATACAACTAAACTGTTAACACCTGATAACGGAACTTCTGCGCCATCTACTCTGTAAAATAAAATTTCTGTATGGTTTGTATTTAATTGATATGTAACACGATCTGGCGAAACTCTTGTCCATGCTCTTACTCTTGCGCCATCGCTTTCGGAATAACTATCTAAAACTTGACCATAAGCAAAACCATGAAACAATAAATCTTCAGCAATCCAAGCATAAGTTGCTGATCCTGCAATTCTTGGATCTGGTTGCATTAAAACTTTTGCTGGTCGTAAATGTTCTTTTGTAAAATGATTGTAAGTTTCAATTGGCAATGATCCGATTGTTGAACAAATTATATTTCTTGCTCTTGCAACTGCTGGAACGGACATTGCTTGTTCACGTGTTGCAGTTTGCGATCCGTAAAAAATGCCGCCAACAGCAGCTTGTAAATTGTAAGGCGCATAAGATGCAGCCACATCTGTTGTTGGTGCAATTGTCTTATTTGTTACAAAACGATCAAATAATCCCATTAGCACATAATATACCATAAGTGCTAATTATCCGATTTGTATATCAACTTCCGTTTCTGGTTGTGTCGCGAAATAACTGACTAATGCTGTGGCAACGCTGGCACAAACAGCCACTCGGCTGGCACGCCTTCCAATAATCCAACTTCCATCACCATACGGCAATTTTGCAGCTGATAAAGTCTGTTGTGTCAACTCCTCTTGACCAGAGTGCTGCAATCTGTGTGAGTTTATTGCACCAAGCCATCTATCACAGCTCTCGGCATAAATAGCACCATCCATGTCGGTTGTTTGTATTCCGGCTGGAACTAGCCTTGATGCAACTGCTTGACTTGTCCGTTTGCTGTATGCAACAGTCTGAGTATTGTATTTTCTGACATAAGGCGCAATGTCATTGGCAACCGCTAAATCGTTTAAGCTGTAATCATTTGACCAAGTGTGAAGCAATTGCACATAAAATCTTTCACCGGCTAATTTCTGAGCAGCAACTAATGCGCCAAATTTTCTATCAGGCGATAAATCCAAACCAAGCCAAGTAGGTTGCTCTGGGTCTAATTGTATTGGCTCTATCTGACAAGCTGCCCACTTTTGCGGATCAATTGCGCTGTTTATGGTATCAACCCATTGCGTAAGCAACTCAGTTCGCACAATATCTGGCGGATCATTTATTGCAGCCAAGATATTATCTGGGTGAATTGTTATGCCTAGCGATGGATTGGCTTGAGCAAATGCTGACCAGTTGATAGCACCTGACGGAAGGTGTATCGGTGCATCTGGCTCGGCACTCCACTCAAACCAACCTATCGGATCGTTGGTCGTAGCTGAAGCCAACGCTCTCTCACGCAATTTGTTTAATATAACAGAATGTTGATCACCTGCTGATGAATATACCCATACCTGTGGGTTTTTAGCACTCATCATTGAGTAACGCATTGATGACCAAGCATCCTCATCTTTGTATTCTCGCAACTCATCCATGTGTATTGTTTCAGGTTTACTTAAACCTCTAGCTGCATTGTTAGCAGCCTTGACCACAAACCGCCTGTTGCCAAATAACTCTATTTCCTCTGCACCATGTTGCCAACGGATTTTCTTAACCTCTTTTTCAAGTGCCGGATGTGTTTCTATCAATGCAACAATCTGTCTAAATGTTTCTAGTGATGTCGTAAGCCGGTGCGCTGATGCAAGTTGTAATCCTTCTCCCCAAACAAACATGCCGGTCAAAATCCTCAGCATCATCAATGTGCTCTTGCCATTCTGACGGCTAAGGCATAATCCAACTTCGCTAGTTGCCCATCTGTCATCTGGTTTAACTTTGTGAGCATGAATAGCAACAAACTTTTGCCAATCCATCAGCTCTATGCCAATCTGCGCTGCAAAATCAATCATTTCCTGACCTTTAGACGGCAAATCATTGAGTTTTGAACAAATACGCGGTGTTTGCACACCTCCTAATGTCGATTGAGCGTGATCTAGGCTTATCTCACCAGTTTTAAGATCAATCAAATCGATCCAGTCTGATCGTGGCTGATCGAGGTGTTTTGTGGGTTAGAAAAGGAACGGGGGGTCGGTGGTGTCTTAGCACGCACAAAAAAACGCCCACCCTTTGAATAATTACATTTTGAACAAGCTGCAACTAAATTATCCATCGTATCT